ACTTGTTGCAATGCCACAAGCTCAAGAAAAGACAGATGGCGGAATCATTAAAGCTACACAAACAGTTGTCGATGAAGAAACTTCAAATATATGTGGTTTCGTTCTAAAACTAGGAACTGAAGCTTATGGTGATGAAAAAAGGTTCCCAACAGGACCTTGGTGCAAAGAAGGTGACTGGGTAATATTTAGAGCTTATTCAGGCACTCGCATGAAAATGTATGGTAAAGAGTTTCGTTTAATTAACGATGATACTGTGGAAGCAGTAGTCGATGACCCAACAGGAGTAGTAAGAGCATGAGTGAGAGCATTGAACAAGTAATTGATACAAACGCACAACCAGTTTCAGAACAATCTTCAGAAGATAAATTTTTTGGTGTAGCAAGTGAAATAAACACATCACCAGTAAGTGAAGTAGAAGTTGAAGTCATAGATGAAAGACCTGCTGAAGATATAAGACCAGCAAAAGTAGAAACAAATGAAGCACCTGTTGATGATGATACAGTTGATAAAGAAATTGCAGACTACAGTAAAAGAGCTGGCGATAGAATAAGTAAAATTAAATATGAATACCATGAAGAGCGTAGAGCTAAAGAACAGGCTTTAAGAGAGTCTCAGGAAGCTACAAAAGTATTAAAGAATTTAATGTCAGAGAATGAAAGACTACAAAGTGTAGTTACTCAAGGCGGAGATGTTTTAAACCAACAAGCACTTAATAATGCACAATGGGCAAAATATAACGCACAACAAAAATTTAAAAAAGCATATGAAGAAGGTGATGCTGATGTAATGGCTGGTGCTCAAGCAGAATTAGCACAAGCAACTTTAGCTGAACAACAAGCTGGCACTTATGCACAACAGATGCAACAACAAATAGCATCACAATATGTAGAGCCAGTACAAGAACAGCCTCAGATTCAAAAACAATCTGACCCAGACATGGATAATTGGTCAAACAAAAATCCTTGGTTTATGAGTACAGTACCAGAACACCAAGAAATGACCTCTTATGCTTTAACTATTGATAAGAGACTTCGTAATCAAGGTATATTACCTGAAAAAGATTCTCAACAATATTATGCAGAAGTAGATAAGTATATGCATAATGAATATCCAAATTTTTTCGGTGTCCAAAATGTAGCTTCTAGTGAAACAGAAGTAGTTGAAGATACCCCAAAACGACAGGTAATGAATCCTGTTGCACCCGCCACGAGGAATAGCGGTAAACCACCTCGCAAAATCCATCTGACTCAGAGTCAAGTCGCCCTCGCAAAGCGTCTTAATATAACTCCAGAGCAGTATGCAAACCAACTATTAAAGGAGTCTTAATATGTCTGATAAAGATAATAAAGAACTTAATACTGCTAGCGAAGAGCAAGCACAAGAGCGTACCCCTAGGGAAATAGAAAGCCGAGAGGCTAGCCAGCGTATACAAAGCTGGGAAAACCCATCGAACTTACCTAATCCGACACCTCAAAAAGGATGGATATTTAGGTATATTAGAACAAGCCTTTTAGGTCAATCTGATAATCCTAATGTGTCTAGAAAATTTAGAGAAGGATGGCAACCCTGTAGATTAGAGGACCATCCAGAACTACAAATTCATATGATGGACCATAATTCAGAGTGGTCAGTTAAAGGTAATGTTGAAATTGGTGGGCAACTGTTATGTAAGATGCCAGAAGAAAAAGCGAAAGCTAGAGATGAATACTTTAATAATTTAGCAGAGTCTCAACTGGAATCGGTAGATAACACATATTTTAAAGACCAAGATTCTAGAATGGCTACCAAACAAGTTTTTGAAAGAAAATCACGAACAACATTTGGTAAAGATTCATAGTTTCTTATTTTATAATTTTTAAATAAGGAGACAATTATGTCAACAAGTGCAACTCCCATGGGAGCAAGACCTTGCGGAACTGTTGTTGGAAGCCCTTATCAAGGTAAAGTTACACATTACAAAATTAAAAATGCATATGGTACATCCATATTCTTTGGTGATTTCGTAAAGTGGGGTGACGATAACCCTAATACCACTATCCAAAAAGATACTGGTACTGCAACTTTAACACCTATTGGTGTTTTCCTTGGATGTGCTTACACTGACCCTTCTACAGGGCAATTCACACCAAATCAATATTTCCCAGCATCAACTGCTGCGGATGATATTGTTGCGTATGTTGCTACTGACCCTTTCGTATTAATGCAAATGCAATCAGACGAATCTCTTGGACAAGACGACCTTGGCAAGAACTGTGCTGTTGTGCAAACTGCAGGAAGTACAGCAATAGGTACAAGTAAAAACGCAGTCGATGGTAGTACAGCAAATACTACTGCTACACTTCCACTAAAAGTCGTTGATTTTGTCGATGGACCAGATAGTGAAGTTGGCGATAGCTATACTGATGTATTAGTAATGTTTAATGTTGGACACCAGTTGTTAAATACAACAGGTATAGGTTAAGGAGTAAATTATGGCAGCTATTTCAAGAGCTAACGAGTTAAAACAACTCTTACCTGGTCTTAACGCATTATTCGGAGAAGAATATAATCGTTATGAAAACGAGCACGAAGAAATCTATGTAACTGAAAATTCTGAAAGAAGTTTTGAAGAAGAATTGAAGTTATCTGGTTTTGGAGCAGCTCCAGTCAAAGATGAAGGTTCAGCTATCAATTATGATACTGCACAAGAATCTTTTGTCGCTAGATATACGCATGAAACTATTGGTTTAGGATTCAGCATTACAGAAGAAGCTATGGAGGATAACCTCTATGTATCTGTATCAGCTAGATATACTAAAGCATTGGCTCGTGCAATGTCATATACAAAGCAAGTTAAAGCAGCTTATCCATTAAACAATGGATTCTCAACTGCCTTTTCTTCAGGTGATGGTGTTGCTTTATTCAGCACAGCTCACCCACTTGTAAATGGTGGCACCAATAGTAATAGACCATCAACAGGAGCAGATTTAAATGAAACATCTTTAGAAGATGCAATCATCCAAATCGGCAAATGGACTGATGAAAGAGGTCTAAAAATTGCAGCAAAAGCTAGGAAGCTTATTATTCCTTCTGACTTGCAGTTTGTAGCAACTAGATTGTTACAAAGTGACTACAGAGTAGGAACTGCTGACAATGACATAAATGCAGTGAAAACTAATGGAGTGATTCCAGAAGGTTATTCAGTTAATCATTATTTAACTGATACTAATGCTTTCTTTATCACTACTGATGTTCCAGATGGAATGAAGCATTTTGTTAGAGCTCCTATGACTACTACTATGGATGGAGACTTCGATACTGGTAATGTTAGATATAAAGCGAGAGAAAGATATTCTTTCGGTGTATCTGACCCATTAGGTATCTTTGGTTCACCAGGTAGTTCGTAAGAACTGTTAAGGGGAGCATACGCTCCCCTTTTTTTTATGGTATATTATAAATCTAGGTATTTTATTAACTTGTCTATCAACTGACCTAGCAGACACTTGCCGAGATGATAGATTATTTCTTTTAGGAGAAAATTATGGCTAACACAACTTTTACTGGACCAGTCAGGTCTGAAAATGGATTTGAAACTATTTCAAAAAATGCTTCAACTGGTGCAATAACAATTACTAGTGGCAATAAAATGTCTGTAGAAGCTGTTGGTAGTGCTGGTATAGAAGGCACAGCAGCAGTTTATGTAACTCAAGTAGAGCGTTTTAAAAGCGATACAGATACAAATGTAAACATTGTTAAAACAACACTTATGATTGATTTAACAGGTTTAAGAGATGGTGGCACAGCAGGTGACATCATTGGTAAAGATGGCGATGGAGTTGCTTACATAGGTCAAGTAACAACAGCTAACCAAGGAACAGTTTTCGGAGTCACAATGACTTGTGTTGAAACTCCTGCAGGCGGTGGTACAGATATAGATTTATATTCTGCTACTGAAGGCACAGGTGTTAATGACACAGCTATTGGTGATTTAACAGAAACACAAATTATAAATGCAGGTGCAGCTTCAGCAGGTACTATGGTAGCTGGTGGAGATATTGTAGCAGACCAATACTTATATCTTGTAGGTCAAGGTACAGGTCATGCAGCTTATACAGCAGGTCGTTTCTTAATTGAAATAACTGGCTACGATATCGCATCATAAGGAGTAAACTATGGCAGACGCAGTAACATCACAAACTATTATTGATGGTGAAAGAAATTGTGTTATGAAGTTTACTAATGTCAGCGATGGCACAGGAGAATCCGCAGTAGCCAAGGTAGATGTATCTGCTTTGGCTTCTAATGCAGCAGGCGTAGCTTGTTCAGAAGTTAGAGTATTGCGTGTAAGCCATGCTATTGTTGGTATGTCTGTTCAACTATTTTTAAATGCTACTTCTAATGTTTTATTAGTAGAACTTGCTGAAAGTAGTAATGGACATATGGATTTTAAAGATTTTGGCGGACTTCCAAATAATGCAGGTAGTGGTAAAAATGGAGATATTCTATTTACTACTAAAGGACACTCTTCAGGAGACACTTATTCTATTACTTTAGAAATGGTAAAAGTGTACTCTGATTAATAGGAATTAATTATGGCAAAAAAATATGTAATATCAGAAACTGGTGAATTTCCAGCACAATATAAAGTGTTGCATCTTAATGAAGATGGAATCTACAGACCTATATTTGGTCCAGACCCAGACTTAGAAGATGCAGAACGTAAATGTGCTGAGATGAATGGTGAGAGAGCAAGAAATGACAAAGGTCAACTTGTTGCTGATGACCTATCTACTCCAGATATTAATGAAGCTTATGTTGGTGGTAAGAAACCAGCTAAGAAAAAAACAACTAAAAAAACTACAGCTAAGAAAAAAACTGTAGCTAAAAAATAAAGGTACTTATTATGAAAAAATCAAAATATATGTCTAATGGCGGTAAAACTGGCATGGTAGAAGTTGGTAAAATGTCTAAAGTCGAACAAAACAAAGATTATGTAAAAAGAATGTTTGGTGGCGGTATGACTAGTAATGAACCAGCTATGAAAAAGAAAAGGTCTAAAGGTATGGCTAGAGGCGGAAAGTCCTAGTTAAATACTTATGCCGATAAGAAAACAGGCTTCAATGCCTGCTAGAAATAAGAAGAACTTTCGTTCTA